AACGGAGTTTGACAGTCTTGTTAAGCACGCATACCAAAACGCTGGCCTTTTGAAAGGCGCTGTAACTGTACGAAACAACGTAGTAGGTGACACCTACAAATTCCGTAACATGGGTAAGGGTCTAGCTAACCAGAAGTCTACTTCTGATCTAGTAACTCCTATGGACATCTCTCACGGCTTCGCAACTGCAACTCTGCAAAACTGGAATGCTCCAGAATACACAGATATGTTTGATGCTCAGACTGTAAACTTTGACGAGAAGCAGGAACTTGCAAGCACTATCGCACAGTCTCTTGGCCGTCGTTGTGACCAGCTCGTTATCGACGCTATGGACGCAGAAACTGTTTACGCAGGCACTGTTGTTGAAGGCGGCACTAACTTGACTACTGAGAAAGTAATTGAAGCTCAGGTTGCTCTCCGCGCTCAAGGCGTTCCTAACTCTAACCTGTATGCTGCTATTAATGCTCAGGGTCTGGGTGGTCTGCTTAACCAAGAAGAAATCACTTCTTCTGATTACAACAATGTTAAAGCTCTGGTCAACGGTGACGTTGATACTTTCGGTGGCTTTAAGTTTGTAGTTATCGAAGATCGTGCTGAAGGTGGTCTGACTGAAGCTGCTGACATCGTTGATTCATACTTCTTCTCTCAGGACGCTGTTGGTCTTGCAATCGGCATTGACATCAAGACTGACGTTGATTGGATTGCTGATCGCACTTCTTGGTTATGTAACGGTATGCTGAAGGCTGGTGCCGTATCTCGTGACGGTCTTGGTATCGTTAAAGTTCAATACGACAAAACTGCATAAGGAATATTATCATGGCTTTTGAACGATCAGGTTTATGCCGCATTGGCGGTTCAGGTGTTGGCGGTGCTACTTGGCAGTATTCTACTGCTGAGCAAACTGCTACTGTTGTAGGTGATACTAACTACTTCGCCCCTGCTAAGGACGAGCTAGATGCTGGTGACGTACTTATCGTTATCGGTACTACTGGTGGAACTCCTACTGGACGTATTTCATACGTTGAGTCAAATGACGGTACTACTGTTGTTTGTGCTGCTGGTGTTGTAATCACTGCATAAGTAGTAAAACTGAATGGGGCTGCCTCGGTGGCCCCTTTCTTTACAAATAAAGGTTTATTATGGCTTCTAAGATACAGCTAATTTCTAATGCTCTCATTCTAATTGGCGATCTGCCTATAACATCTTTATCGGGCAACTCTCGTGCTGAGACTGTGGCCAACAATCTGTATGACAATATTGTGCAGAATGAGTTATCCAAATTTCGTTGGGGCTTTGCTCGTAGGCAGGCTCAACTATCATTGACTACTGACACCCCTATTGGGACAGAGTGGTCATCTATCTATCAGCTCCCTGCTGATATGCTAACGCTTATTAAGTTAAGCCCTAGTGTTCCATACCAAATTCTTGGTGACAAAGTTTACTGTAACTACAGTGGTGCGCTTTACTGCGATTACATTGCTAATGTGTCTGAAACAGAGTGGCCTGCATACTTCTCAAAAATGATTGAGTACGCATTGGCTATGGACTTTGCTCCCTCCATTCGTGACAGTGCTTCTTCAATGCAATTGCTGGCTAATCAGTATCTTAACGCTAGTCGTATGGCTCGCTTTACTGACTCGCAACAACATCCGCAAGTAGCAATCCAGGACAGACCATTTATTAACGTGAGGTTCTAATGCCTAAGTCACAATTTCAGCAAACCAGCTTTGCCAGTGGTGAGCTGTCACCATTACTTAAAGGCCGTACCGATCTTGATCAATACTACAAAGGCGCACAGCAAGCCGAGGGCGTTGTTATTATTCCTCAGGGTGGCGTTAAGCGTAGACCTGGATTAGAGCATATCGCTGAGGTATTGAACCCTCTGGTTCGTCAGACTGCTGTTACCCCGGCCATGCCTAATGGTGGAACTGGTAGCGCCATAAATGATGGCGATCCTTTAACTGGTGCATCGACAAACTATAGTGTTGCTGCAAGTCCTTTCGTTGTTGCTCAATATGACTTTGTTTCCTATGCGCCTCAATTTATTTCTGTTGAAAACGCATTTTTAACAAAACAAAATACAACTGTAGATATAAGTAAAACGCTAACATTGCAGTATTCAGCCAATGGATCATCTTGGACTGATTGGGAAACTTTTTCAATTACAAGTGACTTTACTGTTGGAGGTGTTAGTAAGCGTTTTGACGTTACATCACTTTCTGATGCCAACAATCGTTACTGGAGAATTACCACAAATTTAGGTAATACAGCAGATTACAAAGTTAACATTGGCGAGTTTAATGGTCATAGAGCAGTTGCACCTAACGTAGCACCAAAGGTATTTGAGTGGCAGTACGCTCCAGACCACAACTTTGTTTGTGTTTTAACGCAATACAACCTGCGTATTTATCGTACTCCGCACTTAGGTTCTAGCGACACCGTATATGTTGCAGACATTCCAGTGCCTTACACTGGTGCTTATGGCACACCTGCCGGTTCTCAGATAGGTAGCGTAAGAGTTGCACAGACAGAAAACGTAATGCTTCTGTTTCAAGAAGATAACTATCCATACAAGATTGTGTTCGATGGCACTGATGACATTAATGCTTTTGAAAGCAACATTCAGACTTTTATTAACATTCCTCAGTTTGATTATAACGATGCGTTTAGCCCTGTAACTGTAGCTGCTGTTCAAGTAGCAACCTTTACTGGGTTTACTGCAGGTCAAACATACAAGATAGATGTTGATGGCGTATTAAGCAAGGACATTACTTTTGCAGGCTCTAGCGCAGGAGATCAAGCAAACTCTACTGCTGCTAATATGCGACAAGCACTGCAAGATATGCCTGTATTTGGCTTTACTGGAATTAGCGTAGAAAGAACTGGTACCCACGAATTTACAATTACTATGGCTGGAGAGTCTGCTAACAGCTATGGTTTGTTTTCAGGATTTGCTACAAGCGGTGACACTAGCGATACTATTGGTTTTGCGATAACTACTCCTGTAGGAGTTCCTAGAACAGAAGATGTGTGGAGCGCAACTAGAGGCTTTCCAAAGATGGGCGTATTTAATGAGGGTCGCCTGTGGCTTGGTGGAACTAAGTCTAAACCACAAACTATATTGGCAAGTAGGTCTGGCGCTTTCTTTGACTTCTATTCCAAGAAAGGTGAAGACGATGAAGGCATCTTTGTAACTATTGATTCTCGTGAACTAACAACCATTGTCGATATTAACCCAGATCGAGGATTGCAGATATTTTGTGCTGGTGCTGAGTTCTTGCTTAAAGGTTTTACACCATCTACTATTGAAATTGTTGCTCAAACACAGCATGGCTCATATCCTTTAGAGGTTCAGTCTATTGATGGCGCAACTTTGTTTGTTGATAAGAATGGCAACACACTGCGTCAATACCTGTTTAGCTTTAACGAGGATGCCTACACATCTAACGATATATCTGTGCTGTCTTCACAGTTAGTGAGCAACCCAAAGGACATGGCAATATTAAAAGGCTCTACGGCAGAAGACTCTAACTGGTTATTTATTGTTAACCAAGATGGTAACGCTGGCGTACTTAACACTATGCGGAATCAAGACATTAACGGATTTACGCGTTGGACATCAGCTACTGGAAGTACCTTGCAGTCATGCTGCACAGTTGACGATGAACTTTACGTCATAACTAGCAGAGTTTTTGGCACTAGCAGTATCAACTACTTAGAGCGTTGGAACTTTGACCGACTTCTTGATGGAAGTGTTAAAAAGACTGTGACAGCTACTGTTCCGAATGCTGACGTTGTTGTAACTGTGGGATCACACCTGACAGGCTACACTGTTGGCGTTAATGCTGATGGCGATGTATTGCCTGATCGTGCTTGTACTGGCGCTACTGGAGTTATTACTATTACTGCCGCAGAGCTTGATGGGTTTACTACTAGAGACTTAGAGGTTGGCTTAAACTTTAACGTAAAGGTTAAGAGTATGCCACTTAATACAAATCCTGGTACTCGTAGTGGACAGAACACTATGAAGCGAAAGAAGATTACTAACATGAATTTGCGAGTGTATGAAAGTGCAGGCATTTACATTGACGGCAATCCTGTTGCCATTAGGCAGTTTGGTGAGGCTCCAAATACTCCACTGAATACCCCATTTACTCCTAAAACTGGTATCATAGAAGACAATAGAGGCGGTAATGGCTGGGATACAGAAGTGGTTCCAGAGATCACAGTACCTGATGCTACTCCATTCCACCTGCAATCTATTCAATATGAGGTTGAGTCTTCGTGAATGATGTTGTGACGCAGGATAGTATTTACCAGTTACAAGAGATAATGAAAGATTTTCCAAAGGCAGATATAGAAATAAGGCATCATTTTTCTGACGGAATGTATGCAAGAGAAATGGTAATGCCAGCCGGAAGTATTGTTGTGGGGGCTACGCACAAAAGCAAGCACCTTTACAGCGTTGTATCTGGTGAGTGTGAAGTATCAAGCACCACTGAAAGAGAAAGTATTAAAGCTCCGTACTTAGGAGAAACAATTCCAGGTACTCAGCGTGTTATATACAGTGCAACAGGGTGTACTTGGATTACATTTCATCCTACGCATTTAACAGATATTAAAGAAATAGAAGCAGCTCTAGTAGAGCAAGAGGTTAGTTGAATGGCATTTTTTATATCGGGCGCACTTGGCGTAAGTGCAGCAGCAGGTGCTTTAATTGGAGTATCTGCGGCAGGAACAGCTATTTCTGCTTACGGTCAAATTCAGGCAGGTAAAGATCAAGAGGCCGCACTTAAAACTCAAGCCGAGGAAGAACGTGTAGCCGCTGAGAGTCGTGAGCTAGAACGTCAGCAGAAGCTAAATAAGGCGCTTGCAGCCAATGCTGTAGGTATGGGTGTGTCAGGCATTAAGGCTGAGGGAACTCCCGCTAGTATCGCCTTAGAGAGCGCCAAGAATGTTGGTTTAAGCGAAGGCATGATAAAGCTGTCTGATAGGCTTGCTCAAGCACAACTTATTAGACAAGGTGTTGCCGTTAGAAAGGGAAGTCAGTATGCGGCGGCTGGTACACTGCTGAGTGGCGCTGGCGACATAGCCCCTTTTGTTAAATAACAGGAATTAATAATGGCTCAACAACCTCGACAACAACGAATTGGCTTTTACGGCAAGTTTACTCCTACTGCTTTAGATACATCTGAAGCTGACAAGATGCGAGCATTAGCTGGTTTAGGCCAGACTATAGCCGGTACTAGCTTATCCATAGCAAAGCCTATGGTTGAAGGTGAAAGGGCTAAACAGGGCGAACAGGCCGTTAAGGATGGTGCTGGTAAGATAGACCCCCAAACTGGCAAGGTTTTAGAAGCTCCAGAAATGGATAGGTTTAAAATTGGTTCTGCCCAGTACAATCAAGCTGCTCAACAAGCTCTTGCTGAAAAAGGTCGAAAAGCCTCTAATGCTTATCTAACTTCATTAAACACTGAAATTAGAGATACAGTAGAAAATGCCGCTGTTGAACACGCAGGAGACCCTGTTGCCTTTGAAGCTGCAATTAAACTTTATCAGCAATCAACTCTTGCAACAATTAACGATGTTGAAATTAAAGCTAGAGTAAATGACTCTATTGCCGGAAGGGCGCTTGGGCATCAATTAAAGATACAAGAGCAATATGATATAGCCGAAGACAAAAGAAATACGGATAAACATTTAGCTGGGCTAGAAGGAAGTGCTAAATCTGTTTTGCAAATGGTTGACTCTGGTGTAGGCGAAGACGTAATTGCGGCAGAACGTCAAACTGCCATTAATGAAATGGAAGCTATTAAATTAATTGATCCTACCTATGATGTTGCAGGCAAAACCGCAACTTTAGACAAAGCAATTTATGATCAAAAAGTTTCTACTGAAATATTAAATTTAGCTACAAGCAGTGAAGCCATGCCTGAAGCGTATGCTAAGTTGCAGGAATACTCTACAAAAGTCCCTTCAGACAGAACGCCGAGTGAGTGGGATGCCTTTATAGATAGTCAGCAACAAAATTTAAATCAGATAAGTAATAGATTTAAAAATGCTCAAGCTGTTGCCACTAAGGAAGAGCAAGAGTTTGTTTCAGGGGTTATTGATCTAGTAAGTATGGGACAGCCAGTTGACCCTACAGAGATGGAGAAAGCAAAAGAAATTG